CCTTCTGATAAATCATCTGTATCTGAACTTGTTTCATCTAATAATTTAATCCAGTTACCACCATGTGCAAAGTAACCTTTTCCAGTACCATGTACATGTGCAAACATTCCGTGATATGTAGATGCACTTGGTAAGGCGCCTTCTGTGGAATACATATTACCAAATAATACTTTATTACCAAGCATGTCTATATCATTGCCTGTATCTAAATTAAGTGTTACTGCACCTGATGTTCCGCCACCTGTTAAATTTGTTCCTGCTGTTACACTTTCAATATCACCTGCGTCATTTGTAAATGAGATTACACCAGTTGAACTGTTATACGATATATCACCAGTTGCACTAATTAAGCCTCTTATTTCTGCATCAGTTGGCCCTTGATAAGTTATAACACCACTTGAATTATTATATGAAAGACTGCCGCCTCCGCCCGAGTCAGTTACTGAAACTAATCCTCTAACATGAGAGTCACTTAAAGCAACATTTACTGTACCGGCTGTTCCGCCACCTGTTAAACCATTTCCAGCAGTAACACCTGTAATTGTTCCGCCAATAGTAGTAACATCTTTAAAGGTTACTCCTCCTGAACCATCAGTTGCTAATACCTGATTTGCAGTACCATCTGCTGTTGGGAAACTGAAAGCACCATTAATTCCTAGTGAATTAATTCTAGTTACGCCTGCAATAGTTTGTCCGCCTGTTGTTCTTAAAACTGTACTATCAACTTGTATATCATCTGCATTTGCAGTAATACCATCGCCGCCCACAACATTTAATGTAAGTGCTCCAGCACTTCCACCGCCTGTCATACCAGCACCTGCAGTTACGGCTGTAATGTCTGCCGCATTATCATTTCTAATTGTTACAGTATTCCCTGAATTTGTAACTGTAATATTTGTGCCACCTTCGATAGTTAATGTTTCACCACTTGAAATTGCTTCTGCTCCAGCATTACCTGTATCTGTTTTAACTGTAAAACTACCAAAATTATCTGCTGTTGTTGAGATAACACCTGTAGTATTATCATAACTGATGAGACCTGTACCACTAACTTTTCCTCTTACTTGAGAATCAGTAATACCTGAATATGTAAATTGTCCTGTTCCTGAGTTGTACGAGAAACTACCGTCTCCTGCTGAATCTACAGCACTAAATAATCCTCTTACATTTGCATCTGTTCTAAATGCATCTGTGTTGACTGTAACAACATTACCTGTTTCTGAGAGTGTTACACCTGTACCACCTGTTAAACTTTTAATACCATGTATAGTTGTTGAACCTGAAGTTCTAGAACCTGCATATAGGTTTACATCACCTGCTCCAACATCTTCAACATCACCTGCATCAACGGCTGGTGTAATTTCTTTAATTGCTCCGTTTACATAAACATACGCCTTACTTGCTGAGTTGTCTACATATATTGCACCGTTTGTTGCAGTAGCACTATCTGGTACAATCAGGCTTCCTGTAAATGTTTTAGTTCCTGCAATACTTTGGTTTCCAGAAGCAGTTAAAAATACTGTACTTGGTACTCTGCTTACTTCGTAAGTACTATCGTTGTACATCAATACTTTACCAGTATCTGATGTTGTATTTCTTATAGGTGAAATATATGTTGCGCCTGCTGTGGCCGCCGCTGGATAAGGGAATGTGGAGTCACCTGCTCTTAATACTATACTATCTGCCGCTTGACTTGATTCACCTGCTTTGTGTCCAATAGCAATACTGTAATCACCTTGTGAAGTTTTACCTGCTTCAACACCAAGTGCAATACTGTATGCACTTTGGGCCAAGTTACCTGCTTTTTTACCAATAGCAATACTGTGTTCTTGTTGTTGTACTAGTCCTGCACTTTCACCAATTGCAATACTGTACTCACCTTGATTAGAGTAACCTGCTAATGTACCTATGCCAATTGCACTACCTGTACCTGTACCTGATAATTTACGTTCGCCTTGATTTTCATAACCTGCTTTGTAACCTAATGCTACACTAGTATCTATTTGATTTGTTTTACCTGCTTCAACACCAATTGCAACCGTGGCTGATTGTTGTGTAGTTGAACCTGCTAAATTACCTATAGAGATTGCATTTGCCTCTGAGCTGTTAAATGTACCAGCACCTGAGCCAATTCCTATACTGTTATTATCAAACTTAACATGTCCTTGTGAGAAGGTAATTGTATTTGGAACTGTAGTTAACGATATTGTTCCATTTGTTATGGCAATTGCATGACCGCCAGTAAAATGTGATCTTACTTGAGTTGCTGAATTACTAATATGAGTTTGTACTTCTGCTTGGCTTGGACCAGTGTAAGTAATAACACCAGTTGAACTGTTGTATGCTAAACTTCCGTCACCGCCTGCATCTGATACACTAATATGAGCTCTTGCTTCTGCGGCACTTGGTCCTGTGTAAGTAAATACACCTGCGCCATTATAAGATAATGAGCCATCACCACCTGCATCAGATACACTAAAGAATCCTTCAACGTCTGATTCGAGTAGTATATTGTTGTTTGTGGTGCCATCATTACTAAACATCCACCTGTCGCCAACTTCATTCCATCTGAGATAAACGTTTGAACCTGCTCCTGTTCTATCAACTTCAACTCTTGAAGCATCGGCACTAGTACCACCGCCAACGTTTAATGTTAATTTTTTAGTTGTAACAAATGAGTCAGTTTGTGTTGCAGAGTTCAAATTACCTACAACATTTAATGCACCAGTAATATTTAAATCACCAGTGACCTGAGAGTTTCCAGCAATATTTGGAATTACTGGATCAGTTAATGTTTTATTTGTTAATGTTTGAGAGCCTGTTAATGTTGCAACTGTACTGTCAATGGATAATGTTCTCGAAGCGGCTATTGTTCCACCGCCGCTTAGTCCTGTTCCTGCTGATATACTTACAGCCGAGTGGTCTATATGTTTGTTTGCGTCAAAGCCACTTAAATTATCATGGACTATCTCTCCATCGGTTGTACTAATTACACCTGCGGTATATGTAATACCTGTGCCACCGCTTAGTTCTGCGTCAACTCGTGTGCCTACTGCACTATTAAAGTCTGTTACTTGCGAACTTGGTATTGCAATGTTTACATCAGCCGCCGCTGTTAATTGTCCTTGTGAGTTTACAGTAAACGTAGGTATTGCTGTTGCACTACCATAACTTGCACCTGTAACTCCTGTGTTAGTAATACTAATTGCTCCAGCATTATATGTAATGCCTGTACTACCACTTAGTCTAGAATCTACTCTAGCATTTGTAAAGTATAAATTTGTTCCTTCAGGTAAATTAGTTGTCGTTGTTGCACCTACAACTGAAGTAGGATTAAGTGTGAATACACCAGTACTGCCGTTGTATGACAATCCAGTTCCTGTTGCTGATACTAATGCTCTAATTTCTGAATCAGTTGGTCCTTGGTATGTTATTACACCTGTAGAACTATTATAAGATAGCGAGCCTCCGCCGCCTGAATCTGTTACTGAATGTGCCGCTCTTGCTCTAGCATCTGTATAGTATAATCTTGTTCCTTCTGCAACGTTTGTAGTGTTAATACCATTTAGTTTTGCATTTGTAACAGAAGTATCTGCTAGTTCTGTTGTGCCTACAGCACCTGCAATTAAGGCTGTTGTTAATACAATATCTGTAGTTCCATCAAAATTTACTGCATTTGATGTGACATCACCTGTAATACTAAAGTTTCGTCCATTTGCTAATGCTGTTGCTGTGGCGGCTGTACCTGTAAAATTACCAGTAAGTGTTGTTGCCGCTACTGTACCTGATGCTGTAATATCTGTTGCCGCAATATCACCAGTAACTGAAAGTGTTGTTGTTATTGCAGGACTTGTTGAAAGTGTTAATGTTCCTGCTACAGAGTTAAAAAGCAATGATGCATTTGCATCACCTGATCGTAATTTTAATTCACTGTTTGTTGCTGTTGGGGAAGTGTCTTTAGTAAAGCCATCTGAGTTGACAACTAAAACGTCACCAGCAAAATTAGTTTGAGTATAAGAAGTAGATTCTACGAATTCTTTTTGCTCTAATTGTCCCTCAATCGTAAGTTTACCCTGGATTACCAGTTCTTCATCTGCGTTGATGTAGGTGCGTTTAAAATTTGCCATTTATAATCTCTCAAACAATATTGTTATTAACAACTATTTATCATAATCGCAAAAAACAAATTCCAGTCAAAAAAAAGCACTCCGAAGAGTGCTTTTTAATGTTTCTAACGAAACTGCTCTAATAAGTCTATTAAGGCTTACTGGAATGCAACGTTTGACAACGAAATGTGGTCAACGTAGTCTGCCGCGTTACCAAGAGATGAAGCAGTATTTGTTAATTCTTTGTAACCATATCTGGTCATGAAAGAAACAACTGGTTCAAAACTTGCAGGATCCATTACAGGTCCTGTGCTCATTAATGGAACGTAAGGGCAGTAGAATGCTGGAGCATCAGTTTCTGATGAACCTTTATATCCTACTAATACGTCTGTTCCATCAGCCGCGTAGTTGTCTACAAAAACTTTAACAGTTCCGTTTAAAGTACCAACAAACTTAGTGTTTGTAGGCGCTTCAAAAGAACCTTCAGTTGTTCTTGCAAATGTTGAAGTTGACGCACTTTGTAAGATTGTCAATGCTTCTGGAGATACAACAACATAGTTACCAGCACCACGTCTTGTTCTAGCCGCGATTCTGTTAGCCGCTCTGTTGATCTCAATAGCCAATGCCGCATGTCTGTCACCGACAAATACACTTTGTCCACTCAAAGAGTTGAAGTTAAGTGTGTTTGTTCCTGTTCCAGCAAGAGTTCTTAGTGAACCGATAATTTCTTGGTCGATTTCAACTACGATTTCTTGTGCTAAGGCTTGCATAATTTCTGCTTCAACGTCAACGCCGTGCATACTTTCTGCATCTTGAGCCGCCTCAAAAGTCCATCTTGCTGAAAGACGTCTTGTCTTCGCTTCAACAGTTTCTTTTAAGATTTGAATGCTCATTTTCTTACCAGGTAATCCCTCAGCAGATGCTGTTGCATCTGGAGATCCTGCATAAGAGTTTGCAAGTTTAAAAGGACTTAATGCCTCGTCACCTGCTGTTGCTGTATCAAATGTTTCAGCATATCTCACTCTTAGAGTGTGAATTTGTCCTACTGGACCAGTCATTGGTTGTACACCAACTAGTTCGTTTGCGATCACGGAAGGCATAACCCTTCTGATCAAAGGTAACATCACCTTGTTTAATGTTGCTACGGATCCTGCACCTGTGGCTCCTGCGGTTGCGGCCTCTGACAATTGACGCTTTGCGTTTTCGAGTACCACGTCCATAGTTTGCTTACGTTGACCTTGTAGGCCTTCTGTAAGTGCTTCTTTGGTTGCGGACCAGTTGCTTTCAAATAAATTTGCCATTATATTACTCCTGTTATTTTGAAAGTCCGGCTAGTTTACGGATAGTGTCTATTTCAACAACATCCGTGCTGTCATTGGCTTCTGCGTTAGCAGTCACCTTTTTATCACCAGTGTGTTCTTTTATTACTGATTCTGTGATAGTCTTCTTCACTCTTGGTGTTTCGCCATCTAATACAGATGGAAGATACTTATCAAATTGCTTTGCTAAGTTCTCTGTCTTAACACTTTCAAGTAAGTCTGACATGATTTCTTTCTTCTCTTTGCCTAATGGTGTCATAAGTTCATTTAATGTTTCTTTACGATTCATTAAATCTTGTGCCACTTTCAACTTGCTTTCCGTAATTTTCACTGCTTCGTCTTTCGATTCTGCTGTTGCTTCTGCTTCTTCAAGTCTAATTTTCATTTCGGCTAGTGTTTTCTGAACTGCTTTAATTTCTTTGGCTTCGTTCAAGTATGAATTACCATACTCATTAGCGAATGCTTCAAAAATTCTACGTCCAAAGTCGTTCTCACGAGCTGACGTGATGTCATCACGGAAAGATTTAACTTCATTAACAAGAACGTTGTTTACAACGCCTTCGACTTTTTCAGCCGCTTTATTAATAAATGCTTTTTTGGCTTCTGCTAATTGCTTTTTGCCTTCTCTTACCATTTTGACTTTCTGCTCAACTAATGCTTTCTTGTCTTCGTGGAACTCATTAAGTTCTTCTGCAAGTTTTTCTTCTAACATAGTATCAATAGCTTCCACCATTGTTGCTTTGTCATGCTCATACTTTTGAGCGAATTCCTCGCGAAGTTCAGCTGTGGAGCTCAAACGATTCTCTTGAATCCTTTGTTCCCATGCTTGTTCGATTTCTGCTCTGATTTCTTCGGAAATAGCGTTATTTTGAAAGAGTGCTTTCAGTGCATCTAACATATTTTTCGTCCTTGTTAGCGGAGACCGTTGATAATGTTCACCAACGATTCCTTTAAGTATTTCTGTGCCTTTTCGTCGCCATTAAGTTCGCGAGCCATATTCATTGCCTGATAGCCACCACGGCTATTTAATAAGTGTTCGTATATGGGCGTTGGATACGCCCCTGGAGCACTTGGTTGAGCAACGGCATCAACAGTAATAATTTCAAATTCGCTGACCTCGCCGCTTCCATCTTCTTTAACATTTCCAGATCCCCTAGATGAAACACCTAATTTTACACCATTTTGTATCATGGTTTGAATTAGCTGTCCCATCGGGGTTGGAATTACTTTAAGTTTTCCGTAACCGTTTGGACCATCCATCCACATTTCTGTGATCATATGGCTTACACGATCTAAATTAACATTAAGTCCTTCAGGATGATCTACTTCACCTAATACACTATATCCACCTTTAATTTGATCGTTGAGCGTGTTGACAGCTCTACTAATCTCAGTTACAGGATATACACGTTGGTTAGCGTTTCTAACACCACCTTGTATGCAGATACCTTTAAGATACAGGTCTTTTCCACCTGAATCGTTTTCAGTAGTCTCGACGACCATTTTTGCTTGGTCGAATGATAGTGTTTCAGTTAAGTTTAACATCTAGTTTCCTTAATCTCAATTAAGAACCAATAGTACTTTTACTATTTGTTCCAGTTTCGCCTGCGCCTTTTTTCTCTGCGCCATGGCCTTTAGCGTTTGCACTCATTGACTTAGAAGCTTTTGCGCCTGGTACGTTAACGTTCCCTGCGTTGTCTTCTTTAGGGGCACTTGCTTTTCCGCCTTTTTCATCGCCACCTTGTGCAATGTTTCCAGCATCTCCGCCCATGTCATTTTTACCAGCAACTGGTGATTTAGTGCCGTCTGTTCCAGTATCGCCCATTTTAGGTGTTACTTTCTCTACGTACTCTCTCATTTGCTCTCCAGCAGTTTTAGTGCCTTCGAAAGCTGGTGCTTCGTCTTCTACGCTAAGTTCGGGAGCGACATCAAATGCCTCTTCCTTGTCTTCATCACCTTCGTCATCCATATCCATGTCAGCGGCATCGTCGTCGCCTTCACTGTCATCTGAATCACCTGACATCATTTTTTCAAATTCTGCTTTTAGGTCGTCAAGTGCGTCTTCTAAGTCAACAACACGGTCTTCAAGCTCTTCTTCGCCTTCTTCACCTTCTTCGTCGNNATCATTTTTTCAAATTCTGCTTTAAGGTCATCAAGAGCATCTTCTAGATCAACTACACGGTCTTCGATTTCTTCTTCATCGCCCATGTCGCCGTCTTCACCTTCTTCGCCGTCTGCTTCGATGTCACCCATCATATCGTCAGCCGCGTCGCCGCCCATTGGGTCAGCTTCTGGTGTAATTTCTCCGAAATTTTCGTCAACTTCTTCGTCTGATGCTTCATCTACTTCTTCATCAGAGGCTTCGTCAACTTCTTCGTCTGTTGCTTCGTTAGTTTCTTCGTCGTCTGAAGACTCATCTACTTCTTCATCTGAAGCTTCGTTAGTTTCTTCGTCATTTGACGCTTCATCTACTTCTTCATCTTTTGCTTCATCGACTTCAAGATCTTCTAAATCTGTTTCTAGCATCTTTTCATAGATACCACGTGACTTTTCAATAACAAATTCGTGGAACAGTTCATCTGCGCCAGCACGGTCGTTATTGACAAGTTTTTCGAGCATTTGCTCTAATTTATTGTCTGCCATTGTTTTCTCCTATATGTTTAATTAATATGTAAGGCTGTCTAGTATTATTTACACTATGTTTAATAAATGTACGGAAAACGGCGTCAAAACGAATCGTTTAGTCGCAAACCGTCTAAAAATCATAATATCTTTTAAACTCACTTACTGTTATGTGAGATAAATTCGTACATTTCTTTAACTGTTTTGGTACAAAGTCGTCATTATCAGCTACAATCCTAATATATCTCTTACCTTGGTGTGCATCGCATGTTGATGCTGTTTGCCTTTCCCAGTTGCCGAAGTATGTTGCAGGTTCGCCTTGTTTCTTATAGTTATGTGTTCCTGCGTACAAGTTATTTACCTTACTACGGTTACCTTGTGAGTCTAATAATCCGTGAAAATCAAATCCTAGTATATAAATTGTATCGTGCGGGTGTGTACTTGCTAACCATAATGCTGTAGGTCCACTACTCCAACCTTTGCTAGGTTGAAAATAATTGAAACCTTGCATGCCGTGAAACTGTTTATTTGGATTAGTCCAAACTTCAAGTTCCATTTGCCATTTACTTTGGTTTATTTCGAGTATCATTTTTACGTCAACTGCTACTAAGTAATGCGGTTCAAAGTGTCTGAACATTGCATTACATGCATATAGTTTTCCGTAATTTTTAAGTGGATATAAATCTATGTCTTTACGGCTCGTGCCATTACCTATCACAAAGGCTACAGTCATTATACATCATCCTATACTTCAGGTTGTGCTTGAATACCGTACATTTGACGTACAAATTCTAATTCTTTTTGTTTCTCTTCGTTGTGTAATTCTGATGCTCTACGAGCT